AAATTCAAGATAGTAGAATCGTTGTATTTGGAATCCTGTCAAGACGGTCTGAATTAAATTCGCTTGTACTTCATGGGGATACATTGCACCCATTGGGGTTGAAACTGGATTACTCAGACCTGAGGCTGTCAAACCCCATATAAGGATTTTATCAGAAGGCAGTTCATCAGTAACACTGACTCTTTCAAACTGATTCCAAAATGCAATATTAAAGTCTGCATTTGGTTTTGTTGTGAGTGGGGGTAATCTCCCTATCCTCACCCACTCAACACCAACTTCGGGTGTTATCTTAATGTTGTAAGACTGTTCCCCATTCATAACTCTCAATACTTCTAGTGCGAGAGACGGGTATATTTGGTCATTCGCCATAACTACAAGGGGTACAGAACGAACTGTACCGTCTATAGAAGGTGAGGCACTTACAGTACCCACTCCATAAACCGCCTCCTGTAGAGGTTGTATAGGACTTGAGATACCTTCATATGAGTATAACCAGTTACTAGGGTCACCTTTACCTAACTTTGCGATACCAATGTATGGTGCACTTCCTGTATCTTTTTGATTGGTTGGTGAGGCAGAAAGCAGTGCCAGTCTATTCCCTAATGTTCTTATCAGTTCATCGTCTTGTTTAAATCTATCGGGTTGTGCAAACGTAACTGTCAATACAGACGGACTTGTCTCTGGCGTCTTTTCAATCATGTCCGACCATACTCCTCTAGGGAATGGAAACTGACCGTATTTTTCTAATGCCTTTTCGTCAATGTCAACAAGAACTATATCACGTACTTTGATTGGTTCTTTTTGTGTTTGTAAGAAATCGAAATAATTGAGTCGAATTGACTCCATGAGGAATGGGTCTGAAATACGTAGACCAACTAGAAGAGAAATGGTTACTAGAACCGTCCACCATTTATACATAGATTTTACCTATAGAATATATGGGTATCTAAATGTATAGTTTGATTTAAATGGTCTGCCCAATATGGACGTATGTAATCTGCATGATACCACATTGAACCTTCTGTTAAATCAAAATAATGGCCATCGATTATATCGTTAGCAATTTCTAAACATTCTGCCCATGTTTTACTGTCTTTTGGTTTATCAGATTTACCATCACAAAACCAAGAGAACTGACACATTCCTAATTGAGGAACTTTTTTTCCTGTCCAAGAGACTCTCCATGCTTTGGTTTGATAAACCACTCCACAGATATCGTTAGGAAAGTTTTCGTGTTCAACACGATTCATAGTGACGTTGGCAACAGCAACCTTACCCGCAAGTGGTTGGTTGCCCGCTTCAAAATAGATGTTCTGTGCAAGACAATGAGCATCCATGTTAAGTTCTAATCCGTGTGCCTTTCCCGAAAAGAATCCCATACAGAATCCAAGAACGACAAGACACATATATTTATATTTATTCATTGGGCCTATCCTACCATCCCAAGAGGGATTTGACTAGAGGGTTTTTTATTTAGGGTGTGCCTTGAGTTACATTAACAGTACAACCACCAACAGTATAACAGTTTTGAGTTATACTATAAGTTTGATTAGTATTGCCTTGTTGTAATAAGTTTAGTGTTGTTGGTTGAGTACCTTGAAGTCTTATTTGTGAGTTGTGATTGGCATTACCCTTTTGCATAATGTCTACATCTGAACCATCAGCAGTTCCGTAATAGTACGTGTGACTATAATGACTTCCAGTACCTTCTTGCCAATGTTCATGGTTTGTATCATCAGCATGAATGTCTAGGTTATGTGTATGGTTTCCATTTTGATACACATCAACATCATTATTATTACCTAATATGTGTCTACCATATGTTGCACCATCTAACTGTATAACGTTTTCCGTGTTACCTGTACCATCGATATCACCACCCCATGCTTTACCCGAACCCCAATATGAGACCCAAGAAATTGAGTTACCGTTTCCTGTTTGCGATAAATCGAATGAGTTGCTTGCGTGAGCAAAGGTAAAATCGATATGATTATCGTAACCTATTTGGTCAATGTTAATACTTACGTTGTCACCATCAGCAACTTGTTCTATGTGAACATGGTTATGTTCGGGCCCAGCAAAGCACTGTCCTACAAAAAATAAAACCATTACTGCAATTCCTAAATGGGTTCCAGTTATTTTCATTAGTTTGTTTGACGAATCTCAATTTGAATGGCTTCATCACCACCCATTGTTATCGTGCTCTCCTTTTCATTGGTTACTGTATTTATTCTAGCCATAGCATCTATGGGTAACGTGATACTTATAGTACCTTCAACTTTTCTAAAGAATTTGACAGTGCCACTTCCAGTATCTACGAAAGTGTTGTATTGAGTATCTTTATCAAATCCTATCAAAGTTCCTTCAATACCATAGGTATTGGTACTTGAACCTGTCCTGTTTATACCCACCTTTCTATCAAGTTCTTCTACAACATCAAGAAGGTCTTGTAAAAAATCTACATCTAGCATGTCCACATCAAGTTCAGTAAATTCTAAATCACCCTCAGAGTCTTTTAATGCATCTACATCAAGACCATCAAACTCTAAAAAGTCTACATCTAGTATTCCACCGTCATCTGATTTAGTTGAAGATTCATCTATAACAGTTTGTACATCAGCTGGCGGACTAACAATAAACATATTGTTAATTAGGTTTGCTGATATATTGTTGATAACTACAGGTTCTGTTGGATATGAACTTATAGTTGATACCATAGTAGCACTGTAAGCTTCATTCAATGTTACGTCAATACCCGATTCATTACTAACTACAATCTCACCCGATGCATTACCGTTTGCGTCAGGCAAAAGTATAATAAGACTGCGCCCAAGCTCATCAATAGTGGTTGTAAAATCTGTTCCGTTAATTGCGATGTTAGCAGTTGGCGTTGATATCGCAATGTTTGCTTTATTCATTTTACCCAGTTTACCCGAAGCAAACCGAGCAGTACCCATTGCCATTCGCATTGTCATTTTTGACATGTTAGGATTTGGGTCATAATAAACTTCATCAATGTAGACTTTAGTATGCTCAGTTAACGCAAGTTCTTCTTCGTCTAAAAACTCTATCAACATTCTACCGTTACCAGTTTCCGCTTCATCATATAAATTGACGCTCGGTAAATTGGTCGTAGGTATGTTCACACCTTCTCTGATGATATTACCAATACCAGTTTGTTCAACTATTTCTCCTATCGTATCCGCATGAACTGGATACGACAAGAGAATAGCATTAATCAGAACTATCTTTTTGATTAATCGTGACTGTAGCATTGTCAGATGTCAAGTCCAAATCAATCTTGCCTGGACATGTGTTGCTTCCACATGAACCACTAGACTGAATTATGTCCATGTTCATAGAATCCCCATCAAGTTCCACTACTAAATCGTGGTCTGAGGCATCTATCTGTTTTGTGTCTATATTATTACTGCTACCAGTAATATCCATTTCCCATTTAGCTTGGTCTGAATCTATATCGATAAAGAACTGGTTAGAACTACCGACTAATGTTAAATCCATGTCCAAATAGTTGGCACTGGCTGCATAACCTTGGTCATAATCCCAAGTGTTACTGCTACCTGTAACTGTTACATCAATATCTGAGTTATCAGCGTCACCAATGTAACCTATATTCCAATCAAAGACATTACTATCACCAGTAAATGTCATGTCGATGGTACTGCTGTCTAAAATCGCAGGCCCAAATAGTTGGTTGCTGTTACCGATTTGGTCAAGGTTGAAAGTAATACTTGCACCTGTCAAAATCATATCGGTTGCAACTGAACCATTCGCAATGGTTCCACCAAATTTATTTCCGTAACCAACTTGGTCGATTGTTAATACTAATGTATCACCAGTTTGTTTTAGAAATATCTCGTTATCATCATCAGCTAAAAGGGGCATAACAGACATCGTCATTAAAAGTGCTACTGCATATTTTAAATTATGATTTATCTTCATTTTCGTTTTCCCCGATGACTATTTCGTCATCATTATTAGGTATGTCTCGTCCCAGTATTCTCCAGTATTTTCTATCGTGTCCTTGATAAATCATTTGAAGAACAGCTGCTTCGATAGCAGACCTTGTTGCAAATGTCACTGACTCATTCTGTGTCACACCGTCCTCAATCTCGATGAGTTGGGTATCCATATCAACAAATTTGAAAACATCAAATCCTTGAGATACACTTAGTACAGTTTTCTTGGTTTGGACGTTCATAAGAACTTCCCCAGTTAATGTACTAACTGCTCTTAAGGAAACAACAATCGTATCTCTACGATAAGCAGTTGAGTGTCCTATACCAAGTGTTCTGGCACCTCTACCACCCGTTTCCATGTTAGTATCATATCCGATTACTCCGCCTTCCAATATGATACCAGCAAAAAGTAGGGGTTGAATTGTAGTCTTTTCATCTCCATCCCCTTTAAATTGTTCTCTTGTGCTTCTAACAATCTGTCTTTCACGAACTAGATTGTCAATTCCTTCTCTCTCGACTACACGGAACCATGTTCCACCACCTGCCGTTTTAAGCGCATCTATCAACATTGCAGTAGCACCTTGAGTGACTGCTGTACTAAACGTTGCGACTCCGTCTTGTCTTTTTCTTTGTCCTGTTAAATCTTGAAACCCATAGACTGCAATAACTGGCATAACCTCAGCTGCTGGCAGCTCTAATAATAATGCATAAGCAGGCAACTTGATTGCTTCGGGGTCTTCAACACACTCCCCAACTGCATTCATTATCAGTGTAGTACAGGAATCCTTCATTACAGGAATACCCGCACAACCAGTCATTAAGAGTACCAGTAAAGTTGTGGACAAAATCCTCTTCATTAGAATCCACCAGTCCCTATAGGAATCTCAATTGTAGTTGAGGTTCCGTCTGTACCGACAATGGTCATGACTATCCAATCGTCACATAAACCATCAGCATTACATATATTTTTTACCTCATAAGTAATAGTATTACCTTCTAATGAAAACGTACCGTACTGTGCACCTTCTTCATTAGAAAACATATTCTCAACTAATTGTTTTGACAGCTGAGCATAAATTCTAGATTCCAAATTTCTAATAAATTTGGCAAGCGTGGTATTATCAGCTTCCCTCTCTGCTTTCAACAGAGCTGCCTTTATGTCTTCAGCAATCTTATCTGCTCTAGACTTTTCTTGATTCTCAATTGTCAAATAATGAGCGGAAGTTCCCTGTCCACTAAATGACGGATTCTTAAATTTGTGGACAAGTTCGTCCGCTTGTGTCGGAAAAACAACACATATCATTAACCATATTATTAATGCAATTTTTGTTCCACTATCCATTTTCCTTTTCCTTAGCGTCCTCTATTAATTTTTGACGCTCACGATACTCTAAGACTGTGTTTACCTTTTGTTGTAAACGAAGCATGTCTTGGTCTAACATTCTAAGTTGGTCTGTCAATTTTATACTTGCGGTGAACATTCTTCCGAGTGCGGGTTTGACTTCTATGGTGATGAATTTCCACACATACCATATAAAGTACCCCATACCCATAGACATAACCATTGGGAAACCGAACTCTGCTATTAGTTGAGCAATGTTACCCATAAAGATTAGTCTCGCCTAGCGTCTATAGTTCCATCCTCAACAAAATTTTCTGCACGAGCAACTCTATCAATTGGCGGGGTGAGTTCTAATGCACTACTGACTAGTAAATCTATTTTGATTATGTCGTTATTCATTACACGTGCTCGTGTTTCAAGCATGTTAATGATGTTTTCTGTGGATGCTATCTGACCTAGGACGGACTCAAATATATACTTGAGCGTCAGATAGATAAAGAATGCCATCACTACCGCTGTTCCGATAGGGATGCCAACTTCACTTAAGAATTGAAATATGTCCATACACCTATTTATAGGTTTGGACTTGGTGAGGTCAGTATTTAGGGTCACTTTTTCGTGACCCCGTATACCTTACTTTCTGATTTGCTTGATTATCTCAGATTTTGTTTTGGAAGGTGTAACAACGATGTTATTGTTGTTAGCAAACTCAATCAATTCCTTCTTCGTGAACTTCATAAGTTTCTGTGCAGTTGGAGCTTTGAAAGATTTCTCTTTCTTAACTTCTTTCTGTACAGGTGGGGTTGTGTCAAATCTACTCGCCCACTCTTCATAAAAACGACCAAATGAATTTTTGTTACTAAAGACAAAAAATATTGGCACTGCGATAATTAAGAGTATCAACCACATAGATGGTTCCATAATATTCTCCATTATTTTTAATTATTTATTACAGTAATTTTTCTTCTTTTGCAAGAGTCCAAAGACCGAATCCTAATGCTGGCCAAGCCAACAGTTTAACAATGGGTGCAGCTGCTAATACTAACAGTGACATACCAATAATCATAGCACCGTCCCATGAGGTACGTTCTGCTAATCTTGATTTAACCCATCCTTTTATAAATTCTAAACTTAACATAAGTTCTCCTATTTGCGAGACTGAAGTTTATTGATTTCCTTAATGGTAATCTTTGTCTGTTCTTCTAATGTCTCTATACGTTTTTTAAGCAGTGGGTATTTCTGACCCCATTTTTGCTCTTGTTTGATAATATCTAGTCCAATCTTATCTTCACACCATTTATCAAATTTCAATAGTGTAGGCATCATAAAGTTAAATGCGCCTGTTGTTGCCAACTTGACTACAATGTTTTTCAGTATTGTTAAAAAGAAACCAACCATGTTATATCCTCGTAGGGATATTTATCTAATCAATGGTCTTATTGTTGCCAATATTGTATTTAGGAGTCAAAACCCAGTCCTTTTTCTCTTTAAAAGGAATGATTTTGATTTGAGATAGGGGTGCAGTAGGTTCTGCAATTCCAGCTGGTTTTAGAACCTTCAAGAGGTTCCATTGTTGAAGAAGATTAATAATTGTATTTCTTCTACCAATGTCGTTCTCGTCTAGGTTGCTAGGTTTACCATCCAGTATGAATAGTTCTTTGAAGTGTGTGATGTAGTAGTGACCACGTTTGTGTAAGATGTGGCAAGACTGGTATAGCTCTTGGTCTTTTCTAGAGGCGACACCAATTCTAGTGAGAGTCTCACGTATTTTTAAAAAATCATCTTTTTCGGGAAATGTAACTTCGATTAAGTCTTTGACTTCATTCTCATAACTACTTTCCATAATCCTTACCACCTTTTACCATTCTCTTTTTCAACTCACGAACTTGTTTATCTGTAAGCACATCAGCATATTCTTTTGCTTTTAGATTGCTTACTTTATAATAGTCCTTTATCGTCTCTAACTTATTACTACTATAGGGTTTAGACCAAGATGAAAATCTTTGTCTTTTCCTAAGTATATTTAGATAAAAAAGGTATTGAAGGCGGTTATCCACACCATGACGAATGTTCATTTCATTTGCAAAATAAACTGCGTCTTGGTGATAGGATAATGCTTTGTTAGTTAAGAAGGGGGCGTATTGCTTCTCTTCGATATCATCTACCATGATATCTTTTTTAGTATGTGATACTGATTTTACAAAGTCAAACGGATTAGTTTTCTTCATTAAGTTCTTCTCGTATAATGGTCAACAAGTGAGTCACCCACCAACCTTTTACCAAAGGTACGTATCACCTTACCATTCTGTGAACGGACAATAATGCCAGAATTATATTCCACATCCGTCACAGAACCTTGTTCAAAATCTGTCAGAGAGTCTTCAGTTTCATAGTACATAGAAGTCATAGAATGGACATGCAAAGATGAAACACCTTTGGCCCATTCTTCTGCTTCCAGCAATAAACGTTGTCTCTCTACTACTTCCCAATGTTCACTCATGCAACGAAATCGTCTCCCACGTTCCATTCACAAGCAGTCAGTCCACCAGCTTGAATTGCTTTAAGAGTTCTAAGAACTTCTTGAGCATTTCTACCAGTATCTAATCCATTGACTGATACGTGTTGAATGACTCTATCTTTATCAAAGATAAATGTTGCACGATTACAGACACCTTCTTCATCATTGACAATGCCAAGTTCAGAAGATAACTTGAGTCCACAGTCAGCGGCAAGTGTGTGTTTGATTTCTCTAATCACACCATTCGCTTGTTTCCAAGCAGACTTACAAAATTCATTATCACCCGAAATACCAATCACATTTGCATGGTCAACTAATATGTCCATACCAGCAATCTCAGTTGGGCAGATAAAGGTAAAGTCTTTTGGATAAAAGTAGACTACCGTCCAATCATGTTTAAGGGGTTGATACCCCTCTACGATTTCGACTTCAACGAAGTCGTTGTTAGCGTCAATTCCATTAAGTTTACAAGGTGGGAATTGGTCACCTATAGTTAACATTCCTTTTAAAAACATTACTTACTCCTAAATTTACATTCACTCATGATTTCAGTTAAACATGCCACAAGATTAATTTCAATATCAGCTGCGAATGCAGATTTGTATTGATAGTCTGCTATGATTAGCACACAGGCAGGAATCGATGACGGTTCTAACTTTGTCTCAAGTGCGTTAAAAATCTTTCTATACATTACCGATAAGTCATTGTCAGAATTTTCTCCAACCCATTTACGCATCTCTCCCCACTTCTTATCTTTAAGAGTGTTTATCAATGGCGTAATCTTCTCTTCAGCAAGAGTAGAAAGTAATCCAGCATCGATTTCACCCCCGATGCCATATCTTTGCACCTCATTCAAGCAACGTCTGAAATCGGGAAAGAACTTCATGATAAGTTCAGCAAGAACATCTTGATTGAACTTAATATCCTCAGCATGACAAACTTCCATAAGTCTTGCTAAGAATTGACTTGCAAGTTTTGGTTTCTCATTGTTGGGGATTTTGAAATCAATCACAGTACATCTTGAATGTAATGGATTGATAATTCGGTTTTTGAAATTACAGGTCATAATGAATCTGCAATTAGAACTAAACTCTTCGATGAATCCACGTAAAGCAGGTTGTACAGATTCAGCACTAATGTAGTCTGCTTCGTCTAGAATAACTACCTTTGGGCCGCCAGACAAACTGGTTGTGGATGCAAAGTTTTTGATTTTAGTTCTTAAGGTATCAATCAATCGTCCTTCGTCAGAACCATTGATGACAATAAAGTCTGCACCAAGTTCATTACATAATGCTTTGGCGACAGTAGTTTTACCACAACCCGCAGTACCATTCAATAGTAAGTTAGGTATCTCACCCGTATTTACTATATCTTGAAAGGTATCTTTGAGTGAAGTTGGAAGTACACATTCCTCAATTTTTTGAGGGCGGTACTTCTCTACAAATAAAAATTCTTGTTTCATAATATAGGTCTCGTTAAAAGATGCAAACACCCCACCGTGTTTACTGCATGACCCACCCTAGTATGTGATGAGAAGGGTCACTCCCGAAAGTATTACAGAGACTGGCATAACACTAACACAATATTATATATGCCTATTGAGCAGAGTATGTTGAGTCTGGCTCCAATGCAATAAAATATTCTAGTTCAACATCTTTGTTTTTCCAATTGGAAATACCTTTAGAAGATACAGATACACTATAGTTACCAGCAAGAACTTTTAAGTTCTCAATCTTAAAGTTCATAGAAAAAGAAGCACCATCGCCTTCCTTAACCATTCGGCTAAATGTATTTGTTGTTGAGTTCTTCTTATCTTTAACTGTGAACTGTACGTTACCACCAGTTGATTCAAGAACCAAATCATTCACACCTAATACGCTTGATGCTTTCTGTAAATCAGAAAGAAGTGTACTACTCATATCAAAATTAACTTCAGCTTCAGGCATTGTAATCATCTTCTCTGGCGATGTTACCATACCCTCGGATGCATAAAAGTATGACATCGATGAGTTATCATCCGCAATTGTCATTGCAGAATCGTTAAACTGAAATTCGGGGTCTTCAAATAGAGAAGTTGCACCCAAGAATTCAGGCAGATTATAAACAGAAAATCCCTGTGGGAATTGTTCTGACACCGTTGCAACTGCAAGAATGTTTTTCATATTTGAAATAGTCTGCAGTTTGTTACCAGCATCTACTTTGATGCCTGGATTTATAGTTGAGAAGTTCTTTAGAACATCTTTAGTTTCGTTACTTATTTTCATCACTGGTTAGTCTCCTATCATGATTGTTTAGAGCAAGGAATCCATAATGGATTACTTTCAAAAGGTCTGCTCTGTTATACCCATCCTTTTTCCCGTATCGTTGTGCATATTTCATTATGTTTCCGATACAAAATCCTTCACCGTGACCACTGTCCATAATAAACTCAGTCGCCTGAAACTTATTATGAGAGTAGTGTTGGTCGTAAGTCTTGTCCACATAAGAAGAGAACTCCGCAAGGAGTTCGTCTTCGTTGTATTTGTAGTTTATACTCATACGTTTATTATACTTCCTAGAACTGTGGTTCGTCAATAGGGTTTTCGGAAGTTTCTTCAACTTCCTCACCCAATGGATTTACACCAGCATCAATCTTGGTATAGAGGTCAAGGATAGATGCCCTTGTCTCTTCATCAAACCTAGAGATACACATCTCAATCGACTTGAGTTTGTTACCAAACATTCTGAAAGCATTCACAATGTGAACCAACCTTCTAGTAGTCACAACATCATCAATCGCACCTTCATAGTAGGTCTTTCTGATAACGTCCGCCCAATCAACTAACTTCTCACAGAAGTCCATGTCAACTTCACCACTTAGAGCCATTTCCTTAGAAAGGATTTTTCTCTCAGTAGTCACTGGTGGATATTCTTGTTGCATTGTAACCGCAAATCTTTCAAGCATTGCTTCGTTCATGATTTGAGTACCCACAAACTTACCATCATCGGAACCTTGTCCTTTGGTGTTTGCAGTAGCAAGGATAGTGAAACCTTTAGCAGGGGTCACCCACTCACCAGTTTTCTTGATTAGGTAACCTTTACCTTCAAGAACTGATTGTAAACACATCAACTTGTTAGAACCCAAGTCAACCTCATCAAGAAGAAGGACAGAACCTTTTCTCATTGCTTTGATGACAGGGCCTTCTCTGTAAACAATGTTACCGTTGACAAGAGTGTGACCACCCATCAAATCATCTTCATCAGTTTCGATGGTGATGTTGACTCTGAAGAGTTCCTTCTTCAGTTGGGCACAAACCTGTTCAATCATTAAGGTCTTACCGTTACCACTCAACCCAGTAACAAATACAGGGAAGAAGATTTCAGACTTGATGATGTTCTTGACATCAGCAAAGTGACCAAAGGGAACGTAGTTCGACATTTTCTCAGGCACGATTTTTACATCGTCACTCAGAAGATTAATGTCTGCCATCTCAGTCTGAGCAGCAACAGGTGAATTATTAGGTTTAGGAACAGCAGGAACGGCAACAGCAACAGGTTTTACAGGAACCACTGTCTGTGGTTCATATCCACCGTTGTAACCACTCACAACTGCTTCTAGATTAAAGATAACACCCGAATCGGTTGCTTCTTTGAACGGATACCTTTTGGTATTGTTCATCCAGTAGGGGACAGGCCCCATTGTCTCAATCTCTTCTTTAGAAAAGACTGATTGGTCGGGATACTTCCCGACTAGACCATCAAGGAATTCTTTCCTGTCAGGCGTGTAATGGAACGCTTTACCACCAATGGTAATCGATTCCGTTTTATCATACGATGCACTCATAATTTGTCTCCAGTTATATCGTTATTTCTCATCATCAAGTTATAGGCTAACAAAAAAGTAGGGTCACTGTCAACAGCTATTTGCATGGTTGTAGCAATTTACCCATCTTTTTTTGCTGTTTAGCGTTCAAATCACCACCATTGTTGACCCAAATCCTAAAAGCAAAGCATTCGACTGCTTCTTCAGCACACTTAGATACCCTATCACAGTTATTCGCTACACATGGTGGGTCACCAACATCCATGACTGCATCAGCAAACTTGCTGTAATCAGTCTCATGGGAAATGTAGTAAGCAGGGTCTACCCTTAATTCATTCTTAACTTGTATCATTTTTCATCTCCAGTAGGTAAAGGGTTTTCTTCCCTAAACAATTTAACTAAAAAACTATGATTCTTTTCATAGTAATCACTTATCGATGCATATGGAGTTTCACCATGTGCTTTCCGTTCAATACAGTTCTCAGTGAACATATGTTGAATCCAATTTTCAAAAGAATTATTCATGATGTTTTCTCCATGATTGATTGTAAGGTGTATCTGTTATCCAGTAGCGTCACTTCAAAAGTATCTTGAATGTAATCGTGTTCTACTAGATAAGGTGCTTCCTCATTTCTTGATTGCAGAATCATAACCCTATTGTTAAAATCCCTGTAATCATCCCTGTTTAAAATGAACGTTTCGTTCATCATATATTCTGCTTCCATTATGCTATCTCCTTAATGAATTCATTAGTTAAAAATCTTGAACCGACTTTGCTGTTTCTGTTTTTCTTGAAGTTAGAAAGCAGTGTTGATTTCTTAGCACCAATCAAGTCATCTGAAAGTTCATCATCTACAGTCTTTAGGTTTGCAGAACAGCAGATGAATAATTTTCCGTATCCATGTGCTTTAACTACATAACCTTCTTTTCTAATTTTACCCCAAGTCTTCCTGTAGTTGTCATCGTAACCATAATCTTTTTCAATTTGCTGTGGGAGTGAACCGCAAGAGTTTAAGATATCATAGAAGTCTTGTTTTCTTTCAAGAGCAAAGTAACCAGTAACTGTAACACCAGTTTCTTTTGACAACCAATCTAATAGGTTAGCAGTTTTTTCCCAATCATTATTGTATCCTCTTCTATAGGAATAACCATCACCTTTCGGTACAGAGTAGGGATAAGTTTTTCTTGAGTAAGGGTCAGTAATGAAGATATGTTTTGAAACTTCATTCCAACCCAAGTCTTCGGTTTCTCTTATCTCATTTTCTTGTTCGTAAACTTCTGAAGATTCTTCACTAGTCAATCTCAAGTGAGTTGAATCATGACTGAACCCGTCAGTTATTACAGTAAGAATCATTTTCTCTAACTGGTAAGCATTTCTAAAAGCAGGTAAGATTTTTCTCATTGCTAACAGTGAGTTATTCAGCGGAGTTCCACCAAGTCTAAATTTCTGAGGCGAATCAAGTCTAATCATATTCCAAACACTGATGTAAAATGGCGCACCATCAAACCAGTCTTTAATTGTATCTTCAGACTTACTCCAAGACCTAGTATCCGCAGTGATGTAAGCATTGTAAAGAAGACCAAAAAGTCTAATCATATCTCTTTGAGTTTGTTTCTTCTTACCGTTAGCAAACAGTTCAAGAAGGACATTCTCTCTAGACCAATCTGAATCGTTTCTGTACTGGTCGGAGAAAGCATACACTCTGAAAGGAATGTTTACTTTTCTGCAGAACTCAGCAAGTATCAATGACTGTTCCAAAAGGTTTTTGATTGAACCGTAGATTGAACCACTCCAATCGAGTAGAACAACTACACCGTGGTTCTTACCATCTGGCAAGTAGGTAACTCTCTTAAAGATATCATCCATAACTTGATACTTAGCAACAGCATTCATATCAAGTTTTCCAGTTTTACCTTGGAACGCTTTGACGCTTCTCATTGCATTCTGCTTCATCTCAAATTCTTTTGCCATGTGATTGATAAGAGATTTGTTCTTATCAATAATTTTCTTGGCAGAATAATCTGCATACTTGATTAAGTTTTCTGAATCATCATGTTCTGAAAACCACTCATTCATGTCAGTTGAAAGTTTCTCAGCAGTGATAACCATGTTGTCAATCTCACCACCAGTCTCAAACATTTTAGAAATGTTTTTGGTAGTTCTTACAATCGGAGCAGACTCGACAAATGAACCTTCGTTTTGGTGAGCATTATACTCAGTGATTGATTCCCTTGCACCGTCTTCATCATCAGAGTAATGATTTGTGGTTTTGTTAGAAGAAGAACCACCAGTCTTACTAGCGATGTCACCCTCTCCACCTTCAGAACCTTCACCTTCTTCATCACCCTCTTCACCTTCTTGAGCGTCATCACTATCTTCACCACTATCGGATGACTCATTACCTAACTGGTCTGAATCATCATCATCTGGCAAACCATCATCGTCATCGGACGCAGAAGTGTTCGGGTCAAAGTCGGGTTCCATAAAGTCATCTTCATCCCAATCTTCATCCAACTCATCATCACCAACTTCTGGCATAGTGACACCAGCTCTTTGGTCATCTTCATTTCTTGTTTCGTTTTCTTTAGACCACTCATAAATCGCAGTAGCACACTCAACTACTTCATCCCAAGTAGTACATGCTTCTGACATTTCATAGAATGGTAATTCTTCATCAGTGAATATCACACCAGCGGAAGAACCCACTTTAGTTTGAAGGTTGATTTTGTCAATCAATGAAAGTGTATTAACATTCTTACCTTTGATTCCAAAGAAGTCTTGAGCAACCAACTCTTTATAAGCAGCGA